TCAAAATATCAGCTACGTTACCTTTAATGTTGGTCAATACAGGGAAGAAGTTAGTCAAATCCAATTGTTGCAGTGCATTATTTGGAGTTGAGAATGCGTAAACTACTTCACCACCACTTAATCCAATTGCTGATAAATCAACCTCAGCAAATGAATTAAATGAACCAAGTGTATTCAAAGGTTTAAACGATGCATTTTGCAATGATAGCTGATTGGTTGGTGTACTAGCAATTAACTCAATCAAAGCTGTTTGGCTAGTATTAGTCAACAATGTTTGTGGTAACAATTGTCCACGATCAATCAAACCAATCTGATATGAACAGCCAGCAGTTGGTGCGTTAGGCAACGGATTACCAGTCACAATATCACCAAAAGTAATAGCAGAAGTTGTATTACTTGTAATACGAGCTGTATATGGCGATGTAATAGTTTGACCAGCCAAAGTAATTGCATTCGGACTAGATGGTAAATAGATCTGTGCCTGAGTAGCATTTAGCGCTGTTACGTTAAAAATACCATTGTATTGGGTAGGTGCTGCGCCAGAGATAGTAATAACGTTGTTGGTTGCCAAACTGGTAATTGCTGCAAAACTTAAAGTTACAGGGAATTGAGTTACACCACCAATTACAGTAGCTGCTCCAATTGCTGCACCAGTAAGGCTTGGCAATGCTGCCTGATAATAAACTGATTTACCAACCCATTGATTTGCACCCCAATATGTTGCTGTTGGAGTAGAAGTCAATGTTGCGCCATTTACCAATAAAATTGGAAGAATCATTGTGCTTGTTGTTGGAACAGATTGAATCAACCAAGTCTGCGCTGCATAAGTTGTTATAGCAGTTAAAGTTCCAGATACACCAGTTTGAGCAGAGCTTAACTGATATGTACCAACACCGCCTACTGCATATGATGTAACTGTACCAGCAACTTGTGCTGTAAATGTTTTGTTTACAGTAATGGTTGCACCGTTAACAGCAGTAATGTATGTACCTGCTTGAATACCTGTACCAGCAATTAATTGACCCACTGCAAATCCAGTGCCAGCCGCCAATACAACAACGCTAGAACCGATTGCACCACCGCTAGAATAAGCTTGTGATCCAACAGCAGCGCTAGTTGCGGTTAATTGAGAAGTAATTGTGGTTCCAGAAGCAATTCCAGTACCAGTCAATGACATACCAGATTGAATAGCACCAGCAGTAATTGTAGTTACTGTTAATGTTGCGCTGGCAATCGAATAGCCAGTAATAGATGCAGTTTCAGTAAATGAACTTAAAGTAATATATTGAGCTGGGCTATTAGCATTGGCTGGGTTAGTTACTGCATATCCATGAGGAGATGCAAAGGTAACCAAAGCTTGACCGCCACTAGATTGACCTACAACAGAAGAAATTGCTGGAGTAGCTGCGCTAATTGTCAAAGTCTGCGGAGTACCGCCAGTAGCAGCAGCGTTAGTTTGGTCAAAAATATCTGAACCAATCGCTCTCATGCGGAATGACATAGCTGGGTAACGAGTTACTGCACCAGTCAAACTACGCTGTTGAGAAGCTGCATAGTTACCATAAGAATAGGTAAATCCACGCTGTTTATCAATGCCGCCCTCAACCAATACTGACACACCATAGTGGGTCATTAAAGATTGACCAGAAGAGCCATTATCACGTTGCTCGTAGCGAACTGGTAGATTACCGGTACGGCTCCAAGGTTTAACCTGAGCTGTTCCGTTTACTACACCATTACCTGTACCAACTTGATGGATAACCCAAGGTTCACCGTTGATGACTACACCCCAACGAAGTGCACCAGCACCATACCAAGCATATTCCATCCAAATCATCTGAACCTTAGTCCAGTCAATAGCATTGATAATATTCTTATTACCATTCCAAGCTTCCATTGGGAATACTTGATCTACTGGCAAACCACCTGAGTCGGAACGAATTACGCAATACATTGCATATGGATTACCGGGATAAGGTGCGCCACTTTGCAAAAAGAAAATACCGTTAGAATCATCAAAAATACCAACACGTTGTGTCTGACCGCTAACCGATGAACCAAAGTTTACGTTAGAAGCCATATACATCGTTTTACCGGGCTGATAGCGATGGTAAGGACGTGATTGACGAATGGTAATGTCACCGGGAGTGTTGCCACCACCGATGTTCATTGATACACCACCTAAACCGGGGTTTTGGACAATGTATGCTTGACCTGATACGTTTTGAATAAACTGTTCCCAACGCAAAGGCTGGACACCATATTCAAAGTCAGCATCATAAATGTTTTGTGATTGTGAAACTTTAAGTTTTCCTACAACGTCACGCAAACGTTGAGGAGCAACAAATTGAGCAGCGCCATCAATACCCGTTAATGGGGTAGAGGCAGTTTGTGTACCCATAGCACCCGTTTGGGTATTGGGCGAAAAGAAATTCAATAAACTCCATGCACCTGACATAATATCTCCTTAAATTTTAAAAAGGGGAACCGAAGTTCCCCATCGGATTATTAGTCAAAGTTACCATATGGATAGGTTGAACTATTTCCAATATTAGTATCGGCTTGAACATAACTAATTGTAAATGCAAGTTTTCCAGATGTAGGAGATCCAACACTGTTACCAGTCATGGCAGCGGTAATAACTACTTGGCTGAACCAAGTTGGTTGGTTACCGGGTTGAATATTTTGCACGTCTTGCAAAGTGGACTGGCTGTTTGCATATTGAGTAGCTGTAAAGGTAGCAGAAGTACGACCAACTGTAGAAGCAGAGTTTGAAGCAATGCTTGCATATACAGCACCAGTAGCAGAAGTTACAAACTGATTTGAGCAATAGTAGGCAATAGTATTTGGTGTCAATGTTGCAGCATCAGTTGGGGTTGCAATATAGTCAACTTCAATAGATTTTAAATATGAACTAGCTGGCAACAAGAAAGAAACACCACGATAAATAGTACCAGCAGCATCAGCAGTAGGAACAGTAGCTACAGTTGGACCGCTAGTGCTGTATGAACCAGATTGTGGAGTCCAAATAGTTGCAATATTGTTAGGAATATTATTAGGTGTAACAAAAACACTAGAACCACCTGCATAACCAGCGGTGCCGGGAGTTGTTTTAGAAAAATCTAAGAATGCGTATTGGGTTAAAAGAACACCGCCAACGTCACGTTGTGGACCAAAACGATTATCTCCAGCTAAGACTGGACCTTCAAATGTACTACGTCCCATAATGGACTCCTTATGCAAAAGTACCTATCCCGATCTTTGCATCGTCTGCTGGGGCAGTGGTGGAATAGGCGAATCACCCAGATAGTTGTATTTATACACTAAGTTTAAACATCTTGCAAGTTTAAACTTGTTCTTTTTTAGTTTTTTGATGATAGAATTCAAATATGAAAAATAAGAACGTTACCAAAATTAAACCACTCAAAGATCAAAACATTGCTCGTCTTATTCAAGCTCAAAAAAGCCAAGAAAGCGGAGACAATCAAAGAGCAATTCTTTTGTGTGAGCAAATCATTAAAGAGCAGCCAGATCATCCAGATGCCTATCATTTAATTGGGTGCATTTTGGGCAGTGTTAAAAACTATCTTGCGGCTTTAGAATTTTTTAATAAGTCTATAGAAAGACACCCAAATAATGCCGTAGCTTTAAATAATAGAGCTAATGTATTTCAAGCATTAAAGCAACCAGAGTTAGCTATCATGGATTTTGATAATGCTCTAAAAATAAACCCTAGATATGCAGAAGCTTATTACAACAAAGGCATTGTAGTTGGCAGTCTTCATAGAACTGAAGAGGAAATTGATCTTTATAATCAAGCACTTAAAATCAATCCACGCTTTGCAGAGGCATATAACAACAAAGGGATAGCCCTGCAAAAATTGCATCGCATGGAAGAAACTTTATCATGTTATGACGCTGGAATCAAACAAAACCCCAAAGGGGTAGAAGCTTTTTATAATAACCGTGGGTTGGTTTATCAAAACTTGGGCAGACCAGATGAAGCTTTGGCTGACTACAACAAAGCTGTGGAGATAGACCCCAATCTTGCTGATGCTCGTTTTAATAGATCTTTGTGCTACTTATTACGTGGTGAATATGATGTTGCTTGGGAAGAGCACGAATGGCGCTGGAATAGAACAACTTATCCAAGACGAAACTTACCCGGCATTTGCTACGATGGTACACAAAGTTTAAACGGCAAGATACTATTTATTCATGGCGAGCAAGGTCTTGGCGATATGTTGCAGTTTTGCCGTTATGCTAAATTAGCCAAAGAAGCTGGAGCTACAGTGATTCTTGGCACTGAAAAGCCTCTGGTTAAATTGCTTACATCTTTAGAGGGTGTTGATCAAGTTGTTACTACGGGAGATCCTATTCCGCCGTTTGATTTGCATATTCCTCTTATGAGCCTTCCTTATGCGTTTAAAACACGTATGGATAGCATTCCTTATGGTATTTATTTAAAACCCGATCCCGCTTTAGTTGAATATTTTTCTCCAATGCTTTTGGCAAATGGAAAAAAGAATGTTGGTTTGGTTTGGTCTGGAGGGTTTAGACCTGATCAGCCAGAAGTTTGGGCTGTCAATGAGCGTAGAAATATCTCCTTAGAACGTTTACTTCCACTAAAAGTTGACAATGTTAACTTTTATTCTTTACAAAAGGGCGAAGGACCAGAGCAAGAACTTTACAATTGTTTAGGTTGGAGATCCATAATGTGTAACCATACACCGCTTTTTAAGGACTTTGCAGACACCGCAGCTTATATTTGGAGCCTAGACCTAGTGATTGCTGTTGACACGTCTACGGCTCACGTAGCGGCTGCTATGGGCAAAGAAGTATGGATGATGAATCGTTTTGATACTTGTTGGCGCTGGTTCATGGACAGAACCGATAGCCCTTGGTATCCCACCTTAAAACTTTACCGCCAGCCCAAGTTGGGCGACTGGGAATCAGTAGTACAAAACATTAAAGAGGACTTAATTAAATGGAGCAAGTAATTTTATTGTTGGGCGGTATTGGAGATTTTTTGCAGTGTTTGCCTTTTATTGATGCTAACAAAGATAAACCTTATAAATATGCCTCAGTAACCCATTTACAGGGCGCTAAAGAGTTTTTTGACACGATTGGAATCCCCGTTGATCCATTGCATATCTTTGAAACTTTGGACGGTCAAAATCACTTTTTAAATAGTTTAAACAAGTCTATTAATTGGGTTCACTGCCCACATGCTCAGTATTTTGCTGAATTTCCATTTGATCTTGAAAAACCATTATTTACTAATGGTAAACCCGTAGTTGGTGTTCATATCAACGGTAGCGCATATTCTATTGATACTCAAAAGAAATTTGGCATGATTTTGAAGTCCATCCCAGCCCGTGTAATTAAAGAACTTGTATCTGATGATTACAACTTGATGGCATTTGGTTTAGAAAGCGAATTAAAAGGTATTAATTTAAAAGAAAGCGAAAGCTTAAAGCTTGTTTGCCATAGCAATCCAGCAAAAAGCTTGGCTTACGTAAATCAATGTCATGCAGTTATTGGAGCAGATAGTGGCATTAAAACAATGAGTGCTATGAATCGTATTCCTACGTTCGTATGGCTTGGAGATTATATCGACCCACCACGTGATGAAATGTTTATTGACCCATATATTAAAGACGGTGTTATGAAGGTATTTCGCTATAAAGATGTGGATGCTTCATTTGATCGTGGCATGGAAATGACCAAAGAATTTTTAAAGGAAATACTATGAATCCCAACTTTGCCGTTAATACAGAATATGGACTGTTAATTTTAAATAAAAATGATAGGGGTGTATGCGGAGATGTGCAGCGTACTGGTTACTTTGAGCGTGATCAAATTAACCTACTTAAAAAAATTATTGAAAAGTTATTGGTAAAAAAACAACACGTAGTATTTTATGACGTAGGAGCCAATATTGGCACTCATACTCTTGCCATAGCAAACACGTTTAAAGACCAAGTTTCTGTTCGGGCTTTTGAAGCGCAGCGTCAAATCTTTTATCAACTTTGTGGAATGGTAAGTTTAAACGGGCTACGCAATGTTAGTTGCCATAATTTTGCAATTGGAAACGATGAAATAGATCACATTGATGCAACTTTGCCAGATTACGATTCTTATCAAAACTTTGGTGGTTATGAATTATTGCCAATTGATAAATCAGACAACATGGATATGGTTAAAAACCATACCGAAAGAGTTGAAGTCTACCCTTTGCATTGGTTTAACGAGCACGTTGATCTTATCAAAATGGACATTGAGGGTATGGAAGAGCAAGCACTTTTTGCTGCTGAAGACTGGATTGATTGTTATAAACCTGTATTTATGGTTGAGCAACATAAGTCTAATGCTGGAAATATTATCGCTTTCTTTGAAAGCATGGGCTATTCAGTTCCACCCCAACAACATGATTTAATTTGCATTCCACCGGGATTTGATCTAGTCCTATAAAAGCAAACCCCCGCTTTTTGGGCGGGGGCTGCACCTATCAGTCTAAACCAACAGGGGGGTAGTTCTTAGTAAGAACCGTATACACCTAATGGATCTGATACACCAAAGCTGTAACGCTCACGAGACTTGTAACGGACGTTACCAGTATCGAAATCACCGTCCATAGAATTCTGGAGTGGTGTACGTACAAAGTGTTTCAAACCATTTGGAACATCAGTTGTCAGGAACCATGCATTGGTAGCTGTCAAGAAGTGGTTAATTGTGTAACCTTCTGGAACAGAACCATTGTTCTTGATTGCGTTGATGTCGTTGTTGTTAGTACCAACACGGAGTTCGGTTTCTAACAAACGAGTAGCAACGAATTGCAATGCAGGTGGAACAACCAATTTACGTGGTTTAGCAGCGATCAGTAAGCCACGCTCATCAGTCCATGCAGCGATTTGAATAACAGCATTTTCCAATGCGGTTTCGTTCAAGTCAGCAGGAGTTGAAGGAGTGTTAGCGTTAGTACCGCCGTTAACCAATGGGTGTGCAGTGCTGAACAATGCTTGACCGTCACCATAAGTGTAGGCAGCGTTAAAACCGTTGTTCAATACAGCAGCAGCTTTTACCTGCTTGGTATAAGCCATAGCACGAGCTAGACCTTTGGTGTAGCGAGCTGACAAAGAATCGTAGAGGTTGTCTTCGATTGCTTCTTCAGTCAAGCTAAAGCCAAGGGCAATAGTTTCGTGGTTGTAGCGAGCTGTCCATGCTTCTTGCGCATTGTCATAAGCGATGGCATTGCCTTCGGGTTTGACTGGTGCAGCGCTAAAGCCTGACAGTTTTGTTTCTTCTTCAAAAGAACGCTCAGAGGTCTCAGTTTCGTAGATCTCTTTGTGTTCTTCACCATAACGAGCATACTCAAGTCCGAACAATGCATTCAAACCGGGGAGCAACTCTTTCAGTAGTTGTGCACGAGAAATAGCCATTTAATGCTCCTTAGATTAAAGTGTTACAGCTTGAGCAGTATTGTTATAGTACTCATGGATACCGAAGTTAAACTTAACATAAGCTTCGGGATACTGAGTAAATACCAATGTGCTTGACGCAGGAATAGTCATTGCAGTAGATGCAGTTCCAGTTGGGCTGTTTACAGTTACTTGAGCGCTATTCAATACAACAGAAGTTGTACCAGCAGCAGCAAATGTAGAAACCCATGAACCTGTACCAACGTATTGACCGTTTGAAGCAAGATAACCAACTTCAGTACCAACTAACAAATTAGAAGGCAAAGCTGAAACGGTTAAAGTGCCTGTACCACTTGTGTAAGTAGCAGTGAACTGAATAGCTGTATCACGCTTCAAATCAACGATACGGAATGGCAAAGTTGCGTTGTTACCAACGTTAGAAGCCAAAATACCATTGTAAGAATCGCCAGTATTCAAGTTACCAGCTAAATCAGAACCAGCGATGTTTAAACCAATCATTGCAGTAGCAACAGAACCAATAGCGGTAGCGCCTTGGGTTGAAGCAACAGCAACTTGGAATAAAGTATCTGGATCATCAGTAACAACTGCATAAGC